TCTTGATATCCTAATATTGTTTGTTCTGTTTCTTCGATTGTCTCTTGAAGCTTTTCTATTTTTTCAGTTAAATCAGTTTCAGTTTTCTGTAATATTTTAATATCATCACCTTCATAACTTGTAGGTTGTTTTGTTTCAATTAATTGTACTATAGAATCTTGTAATGTGTTTCTGTCGGTTTGTTTGTCTGATTCTTTTTTATTAGTATCTGCAATTAGTTTTTCATTGTTATTAATAACAGCATCTGCAGATGTTATTGTTTCTGCAAAATCAGTTTTCTTAAATGCTTTAAGTCGTCCTGCTGTTTCTTTTATTTCGTCTGTTGCTAAATGATAAAGTTGTTCAAATACAGTAATGTCTAAAAATTGAGATAACAAGTCTTTTCTTTCACGTTGTGATTTTTCTATAAAATTATTATTATCTGCTTGAAGTGAAAATGCAGTTAAAATAAAATCATTGTATGTTCCTAAATAACGACGTATACTTTTATTTGTGTCACTTCGTTCATCACCATTTAGATTTTCTGTTTCGGTATAAAAGTTAACGTCCACTTTTACATGGTTGTCTTTTTTCTTGGTGCCAACTCGTTCAATTGTATAAAGAACATCATTCATTTTAAATTTAAACACTCCACGAAAGTTAGACTTTTTATTGTTTAACACTTCATGAGCTTTGCTTGTTTTACTGCATTTGTCAAATATAGTATATGTTATAGCATCTAATAAACTTGACTTACCACTTGTATTTGCAGCAAATAAACCACAGACATCACTCATTTTATTGAAGTCTACATTGTTACCAGCTGCCATATGAAAACATGTTGTCAAATTCAAATGAGACNGGATGCCATGTTATATGACGTACTGATTCAACTGCNGGTAGTTTAGAATTNATAGATCGATTAATATGTCGTATTGCATCTAACTCATCTGTAGTTGCTTGTGGAAATTTAGTNTTAATAAATTCAGTTAACAATGTNTTTTGATATTCAACGTCTCGAACATTGCCAATTGTAATAGTTCCAGACTCAGCATTGNTTTGTGCGGATATAGTTCGTTGTATGGTAATGTCTTGAACATTGTATTTTTTACGAATCATNGTAACCAATCGTTTCATGTCTGATGCACTAGTTTCATTGAACTTAATTCTTATTCTAGGCTTGTTAGGCATTCGATGTGGTGACTTGACAATTTGAGAGCCTTCTGTTTCTATAGTTACATATCCATAATCATTGTGTATTTCTACAAATTCAGCTTTTTTAGTTTCTACATCCCAAACAAGTATTCCGTGATCTAATGCTTCGCCATGATTTTGTTGTATAAGTGAACCAGGGTATGCAATAGTTTCAGTTAAGAATTGAGCTGGCTTATGAATGTCACCTAGTAGTGTCATGTCGTGTCCGGAAAACAAGTCAGTAGTAACATGCTCATTAGATATTTCATATCCTATATCTGTTTTTGCAGAATGCACAGCACCATGATGTAATGCAATCTTTAAGTTGTCTGTTACAATGTCTTTGCCTTTTGTGTATTGAGCAGGCTCAACGTCGACAGCCATATGATTCCAAGTTATTCCAGCAAAATCAAAAGTACCGTTGTCTTTTATAAAAACAATGTTGTCATTAGCAATCATATCCAATACCGGAGACAATGCATCTTCACGATATAAATTGTTTAGATTCATGTCATGATTACCAAGAATAACAATTGTAGGAATATTGAATCCTCGAAAGAAATCAGTAAGCATTCTAATCAATTCGGGGGACATGTCCAATTTACTATGAACAATATCTCCAGTAACTACTGCTATACTGTTTTCAGTTTTAGTTTTATCAATATAATCAAACATGTTTTCAAATACATGCCGATACTCTTTGTGACGTTTCAACGTACGAATATGCACGTCGGATATATGATAAATTTTATCAGCTTTTTTTATTTCCATAAAATACCCATTCGGAGTTGCATTAGTTGTTCAAATGTCATTACTCCGGTTTGTTCTATAATTTCTGTTATACGATGAAATCCTAAATCGGATGCATCTTGCTCTTTTAATTCTATAAAATATACATTTAATCCTTCACCCATAAATCGTTCTGCAATACTCAATGCATTGCGAATGGCGTCGGCATCTAAACATATGTAAATGTCTTTGACTCGTTTTTCAATAATCTTTTTCTGTAGTTGAGGTTGTATAATTTTACCAAATAATGGTATTGCATTTCTTTTTATTGCAATAGCATCAAATGACCCTTCACAAAGTACTATTGGTTCTTCCCAATTAACAAGCAAATCAAATCCTATAATATCTTTGCTTACCTTTGGATTCTTGTGTTTATATTTATCGGCATTATAAAATGCTCTACTTACAAAATAATTCAATTGGCCGTTACAATCATAACTAGGAATAATAATTTTACCACTATACTCTCCTCGCTCACAATATCCTATACGATATTTTAAAATATCAAATATAGTAACACCTCGTCGTTTTAGATATGATACGGCATTTCGAAAGTCAGGAGTCTTTTTGTGCTTCCATAATGGAACATATTCTTCGGGCAATGATATTGTTTCTACATGTTTAACTTCGTTGTCAAAGTTTTTATATTTTGCTGACTTAATTATGCGAGATAATTGTTCAAAGTATTGTTTACCCAAGTTCATTTGTTTAAATAAACTGTTTATACTTCTACCTTTTTTATCAGATATCCAACAGTGCCAAGCATTTTGACCTTCACTTGTTGTGTTGATGTCTATTTCTAATTTAGGTTTATAATGTGAAGTAAATGGGGAGAAAAATGCAACGTTATTACCTGATGTAGATTTACCTTTACCTAAGACAGATTCCAGTAACTGTAGTAATTTAAGATTTTGCATATATTATATAATAAGAAATAACTGTAATTAATCCAATTAATCCAATTAATAATATTATTATAATTAATTATAGTCAGACACATATATTACATATATGGTCTAACGATCAATTCAAGTCTGAATCAATCATTTTAAATAATTAACATCATTTTAATGAATATATTATTTTTTTTTCACAAATCAAACCTTATACAAAAAAACGTTTCGGATCTTGTGCTTTTTCGCCTGGCTTCAAACATTCCGCCATCCATTCCGTCGGTATTTCTTTTTTTGCTACATTAGCAATACCCATCTTGTTTGCATACGCTTCATATGTAGTTTTGCTAGCTTTTGATATTTTTTGATTTGGATTTTGAAACACTATACGCAAATCTATACCAGTATTACACTGCAATACATGTTTCATTTTTTTACGATCCGTTGCCGTCCAACGACCTTTTGTTTCAATATACATTAATTCTCCATTCTTTTTTGTGAATATAAAGTCTGGTGTATATTTGTGTTTTGATTCTGGAACAGTATAATGAATAGTTTCAGTTTCATAATTTACATCGTAATTGTTTGATTTTATTTGTTCTGCTACAGTTAATTCTAATCCTGATTTATAACCGTATTTATAAGCTGCTTGTCGTTTTTTACTACCAGCAGTATGCCAATGATTTTTTTTCATATTATGATAACTTTTTTATTTTCTGTAACATTGCGTTAACAATATTATCGTCGATATTTACTACAGGTATAATTGTAATTATGTTTGGATCTCGGCTTGCAATTGTTTGTTTATAATTTTTTAACTTAGCTACATCTATCTCTTTCATTTCTGTATTATTAAATCTAAATATATTTTTACTATCAAATTTTGGAAAATAATACCAACGATTCTCCGGGGATATATTAGAAGGCCAACCTATTTTCCAATTTGGGGTTTCTTCTAGTTTATTTTGTATTATTGTATCTATATTTATAACATTTTTTGTATTTTGTTGAAGTTGCGTAAAATTTGTGTCTTGTGCCAAATTTGGCTCTCGTTGTATTATTCGTTGATACGTAGTTATTGCCGCATCACCTATAGTACTGACAAATGGAAATACAACCGTTACTGAATCAAAATCTTTAACATATAACTGAAGACCCCACGTTTTAGCATACAATTTACTTATTGCAGATTGAGAATCATCTTCACTCATTTTAAATTCTCTTTTTTCTGAAATTGATGCTGCGTCAAAAGCCGGCCAATCCCAAGCTTCATTTTTCCAATTGGGAGTGTTTTCTTTATAATCTTTAACAATCTGAATAATTTGTTTATCAGTTAATAACATAAAATCTTTTTTTACTTCTTCCGGTTTAGGCCAAGGATCTTCTATTTTTTCATCGTCCTCTACTGCTAACTTATCAATTGGAACAACCCAAACAGTTACATATTGTTTGTTGTCTGATGTAGGATTTGAAACAATAAAAACGTTATCTTTAGTTGCATACGGTGCAACTTCGGGTGATTTAAAAAAATAATCACTTAATGCATAATTTATAACACGATATAATCTTGCAATATTTTTTTGTTTTTTACCACGCATTTTCATTTTTATAAAAATATCAAAAGCAGATACAGCACCAAAAGCTGTAGCCGCTGCAGTAGTTTCGGTTTGAAACAATTCTATTTTTGTTTGTTTTTCACGAGGCAACCATTTTTCTATTTCATCCTCAAATAATACATTACGTATAATATGTTCTAATAATTTACTCATTCTATATATAAATATTTACCAATCTATTAATACTAAACGTCCTTGCCAACGCATCACGTTATCTGTTTTAAAGTCTAAATTTAATTCTAAATCTGCAATACCCATTTTACCAATCTCCATTTGCAA